AATAACTATATAGGATTCAGAAATGGTTGATAAAGCAAAAAGATTAACACCAGAACAAAAAGATAGAATGATTGAAATGTTAGCTGCTGGTAAAAAACATAAAGAAATATCTGAAGAAATTGGGATTGGTGCAGGAACTATAGCTAACATGAGTGCAAAGCTTAAGAAACAAGATAAACCAACAACTACTGCTACTGCTGGTTCAGAAATAGATCCTGTTGCAGCTCTAAAACAACTTCTGAAAAATGCAGAACAAGAATTAGATGTTGTTCAAAAACATATTGATGAACAACTACTTGAAAAACAGTTGGAACATTTAAAAAATACGATAGTTGCTTTAGAGAATAGCTTGAAATTCTTCAGCTGATCAAAACGGCTCTTCTTGAATTATCTTGAAGAGCCTTATTTTTTATTTCTTCTGATCAGGTAAAAAGAAGCCAGCAGTACTGCTTAAAATCCCCAACACCACCAAAATTGAATGTGCTTCTGGTGAGTCAATATTAATTCCGGCCAGTAAAAACACAACAGCCAACGAAGCGTGGCTTGAAGGTTCTGAAAATCTAGCTAGTAAATAATTCAATGCTTTGATCACATTTTCCATGATAAATTCCTTTTTATTTTTGATGAAATATAGAAGTAACTTCTACTTTATGAGTATCTACATAGTTCGAATATCCCCAAAAAACTGAAGCTAACAAACATAATAATTTAATAATATTAATCAATGCTGTAGAATTAGCTTCAATTTTTAATATAGATTTTGTTGATATTGCATTAGAAACTGATAGTTCTTTGATTGCAGATTTCATTTCAATATTTTCATCTTTAAATTCTTGCTTAAGATTCAAAATATTAATATTATTGATTTGTATATCTTTCTCCGCTGTTCCTAGTCTCCTTTCAAACTCATAAGTTCTGGTTGTATCTTCCATTTTTAATTCCATTTAAAATTTAAGTAATATATTAACTATTTATAAAATATTTTATATAAATAGCTTATATATCTACATTATAAACACCACCATAAAAAGGAATTTTACACATGCCATTGACTTATTTTTCAACAAATAAATTTATTAATGTTTTAAATGGTTCAGGATCTTACCCAACACAAAATACATATTTTGGTCTTAGCACTACAACTCCAACACTATCCGGTGGTTCAATATCAGAACCTACAATTGGTACTGGAGCCTACGCAAGAGTACTTTCAAACACAGCTACTTATTTTGCAGCAGCAAATGGTACTGCTAATAATCAAACTGCAATCACATTTCCAGTTTCTTCTGCCAGCTGGTCAACGGGCGCAACAAATTTAACTACATTATGTGTATTCGATTTAGCTGTATCTGGAAATTTAGTTAGTTATTCAGCATTGACAAATCCAGCGGCTGTAAACTCTGCAGGTGTAACAGTATCATTAGCTGCAAACAGTTATGTAACTACATTATCATAAAAAATGATAACTTTTTACGACAGAATAAAAGAAACTACAACTACGACTGGTACAGGAAACATTGTATTACTAGGTGCATCACCTCAGTATCTTTCTTTTGCATCGAGATATACAGCTAATAATCAAAATGATAGTTTTTACTATTGTATAGCAGCTCAGGCTGGAACTGAATTTGAAATTGGATTAGGTAATCTAGCTACAGCAAATACTATAGCTAGATCTGTAGTAACAGCATCATCTAATTCAGATCAATTAGTTAATTTTTCAGCAGGTACTAAAGATGTATATGTAACTTTAGCTGCAAATTACATACAAGATGATTTTGGTTTGGAAGTTGCAAGTGCAGCTGGTTACAATTTACCATAAAAACAAAACCCTTTTATAACTAGAATTATAAAAGGGTTTCTAACATAATCAATTAAAGGGAATTAACTATGCTTAACAATATTTATATAGATGAAAATGATTTTATAATTTACCAACAAGAATATGTTGTTTACCTCACAACCTATCATGGTACATTGCTACCACCTCGCTATATTGGATCTACTAATCTTCAAAATCTTTATAATGGATATACTGGTTCAGTTAGATCTAAAAAATATCAATCAATTTATCAATCAGAATTGAAACTACATCCTGAATTATTTGAAACTGTAATTTTACATTTAAGTTATACAAGAGAAGAAGCATTAGCAGCAGAACTGGAAATTCAAAAAATGAATAATGTTGTTAAAAGTCCTAATTATTTTAATATGGCTTATGCTCAAAAGAATGGTTTTTTTGGTATATCCGCTGTTGGTGAAGATAGTCATAATTATGGAAAAATACGAACACCAGAACATTTAGCAGCTATAAGTGGTGAAAATAGTCATCATTTTGGTAAAAAAGGAGTAAAAAATCATAATTATGGAAAGATACGAACACTAGAACAAAAACTTAAACAAACAGGAGAAAATAATCCTAATTATGGGAAGAAGCAAACACCAGAACAAAAAGCTAAACAAATAGCTGCACAGACAGGAAAAAAACAAAAAACAGTCATATGCCCTCATTGTAATAAAAGTGGTGGTATTTCAGCAATGAAACAATGGCATTTTGATAACTGTAAACACAAACCAATTATAAATAGTTAATATAACATATTTAAAAGGAATTAAATAAAATGGGTTCACCAAATAATCAACCGATTTACAGTAGATCAGGATCTACAAGTAACAATTCTGCACTTGCAATGAATCAGTTAGTAACTTTAGCAGCTGCAGATTATACTGGTGTAAATGCAAATAATACTTTAGTTTTTACTTCTGATCCAACCAACGGTTCGTTTGTCCAACGTCTAAGATTCAAAGCAGGTGGTACTAATGTAGCCAGCGTAGCTAGAATTTACATAAACAATGGTGGTGTTAATACATCTGCAGCTAATAATAGTTTGTATGGTGAGGTGACTCTTCCGGCAACAACAGCTATAGCAACAGCATCGACAGTAGACATTGATTATTCTATGAATTTTGCCCTTGATCCTGGTTTTAGAATTTATTTTGGATTAGGTACTGCAGTTGCTGGTGGGTGGAATTGTATAGCAATCGGGGGTCGCTACTAAGATGAACTACTTAAAAGTATCAATCATTGAAGATCCAAGTATTGTATATGAAATACATGATGAAGCATTAGTTATTACATTTACTGATGCTTTAGGTAATGTAATCCAAGCACCAGAAGTTACACATTACACAAGCAGAAATGCTGTTACTAACTTTGAACCTTGGATGCAATTACCAACTACTCCAGCACTTTCAACAAATATAACAAAACTTGAATTTCTACAAAGATTTACTGCTGATGAAAGAATAGCAATTAGAACTGCCGCTAAAAGTAATCCTGCTCTTGAAGATTTCATGGAACTTTTGAATGCTGCTCAAAGTGTAGATACAACCTTTTCAGAAACAGTTGCAGGACTTCAAACCTTTGAACAGGTTGGTCTACTTGCTGCTGGTCGTGCTAACCAAATTTTAGGAGTCTAATCATGCTAGATATGTTTCATACTCCTTCAGCAACACAAGCAGATATTCAAAGATTCATTGGGACTAACACTTCTTCAGGTACTCAACAGTTTCAAACATGGGTCAAACCTCGTGGCAAATCGATGGCTCACATCTTCCTAGTCGGTTCTGGAGGTAATGGTGGTGCTGGAGCTATCGGGGCTAACTCTACAGCAGCAGGTGGTGGAGGAGGTGGCTCTGGTCCACAAAGTTCATTAATTATTCCGCTGCATTTTTTACCATCAACATTATCAATCATGCTTATGGCTGGTGGTGTTCAGTCTGGTGTAAATTCATACATTTGCTTCGAACCCTCTACAGCGTCAGGTCCTGCTTCTAACCAAGTAGTACTTATAGCACAATCGGCAAATAATGGTGGTAATGCGGCAGGTGCTACTGCTGGTACTGCTGGTGCTGCTGGTGCTAACTCTTTAGTCGGTTCTTGTTGTCTTAGCGGGCTAGGAACTTACTTCAGTGTTGGTGGGCAGGCTGGCATGATTGGAGGTGTTGCAGTTGCAGGAACTTCACTGATATTGCCTACAACTGGGTTAATAGTGACGGGTGGTACTGGTGGTGGTGGTCTTCCTGCTGCAGCAGCAACTGGTACAAATGGTGGTTCTTTTACGGTTCCTGTTGCACCAGCAAGTTTCCCACCTTCCTCTGGTGGTATAGGTAGTGCAACAGGAACTGCTCCAGCACAATCTGGAAATCATGGTATTGCAGGATTTAATGGTCTGCTATTTAACTATGGTGGAACTGGTGGTGCAAGTACTCACGGTACCGCAACTGGTGCAGGATTAGTTCAATCTTCTGGAGGCAATGGTGCTCCTGGATGTGGTGGCGGCGGTACCGGTGGTGCATTGACTGGTAGTACTGCTGGTGTAGTTGGTAAAGGTGGTCCTGCTTTTTGTATTATTACCTGCTGGTAGTTTGAAGTGTTAGGATTCAATGTTTTAGGATCTGCCCCCTTAGGATCTGTTGATAATCATGATGGTACATTATCAGCTGTAACAGCTGTTAATAAAACATCAAATGGTTCATTTCCTGCAACAGCACATAATTCTTTTGTTACTACTTCTTTTTCTGCAGTTGCAGGTAAAACATATACATTAACATTAGATGTTTATCAACAGACTGGACAAGTATCTGTAAGTAGTATTAGTAGTACCGGAATAACCTGGACTAAAGCAAATAGTATTGTTTGTGGTTATTCAGGAACTACACAAGATTCTTTTGAAGTGTGGTATGGATACTGTACTAGTAGTAATACTGGTACAGCAACAGTAACTTTTAACAGAACAGAAACAGCATTTCCCGTTGGATATGCTGCATATTATTATATTTTGGATGAATATACAGGTTTATCATCTACTTCAGTATTAGTTCAATCTACATCTACAAAATATGATGCTTATTCAGGATCAACAACAACAGCATTAGCTTCATTTTCATCTGCAACTAATATATCTGTAGTTGCATCATACATGAGATCCTCAGCTAGTGTATTTACACATGATGTTGTTAATTTTACAAAACTAACAGAATATGCTTATATAAACACTAGTTTTAAAAATAGTGCGGATGCAAGCCCACATGTAAATTTTATATCAACTACAGACTGGGCAGGTCCAGTCTATGCAAACTATGATGCTGTAATAGCATTAGAATTTAAAGAATATGTAAGTGCAAATATTAATTTTGTTAGTACATTATCTGAAACAATAACATTTAATGCAATAGATACAATTTCAAGTGCAACATCAAACGTTAACTTCAATAGTACATTATCTGAAGCAATTGTTCAAAATTCTACAATAAATTTATTAATAAATGAATCTAGTACATTATCTGAAACAATAGTTCAAAATTCTACAATAAATTTATTGATTAATGAAAATAGTACATTAGTAGAAGCAGTTGTATTAAATGCAAAAAATGGATTATTAATATCTGAAGTATCATTATTATCTGAAGCAATTGTTCAAAATTCTACTGTTAGTTTACTTCAGAATGAATCATCAGTATTATCTGAAGCTGTAGCTTATACAGCAATAGATACTGTAACTGGTGGATTATCTGTTAACTTCTCTAGTTCTTTATCAGAAAATATTGTACAAAATTCAACAATAAGTTTAATACAGAATGAATCTAGTTCTTTATCAGAAGCAGTTGTATTAAATGCAAAAAATTCTACATTAATATCTGAAGCATCAGTATTATCTGAAACAACATCTATATCTTCTGTAGATTCAATATCAATCAATGGATCTAGTACATTAGCTGAATCTATAGTTCAAAATTCAACTGTTAATTTATTAATTAATGAAAGTTCAAATCTGATTGAAGCAGTAGTATTTAATGCAATAGATAATTTTTCTGGTGGAACTAGTATTAATTTTAGTTCTACATTATCAGAAAATATTGTACAAAATTCAACAATAAGTTTAATACAGAATGAATCTAGTTCTTTATCAGAAGCTGTAGCTTATACAACAATAGATACTGTTAATAGTGTTTCTAGTATTAATTTTAGTTCAATTCTATCTGAATCTATAGTACACAATTCTACATTAAAATTATTAATATCTGAATCATCAGTATTATCAGAATCAGTAGTTCAAAATGCAAATCCAATTTTTGGAACTAGTATTAATTTCTCTAGTACATTATCAGAATCAGTATCGACAATATCAAAGATTTCTCTAAATGCTTCAATTAGTGCAACATTATCAGAAACTGTAACAAGTACTGCTACACAAAAGATCTCATTAAATCTTAAATCAAATCTTAATGAAACTGCTAATTTTAATTCTATATTTGCAATAAGCTACTATACAACTAAATATAATCTATATGTACAGCAAATTGATTATAATGTAGAAAATGGATTATATTCAAATACTGCAACAACTTATTATACAAATCAATATGTTATACTATCTGCCAATATAGATTATTCAGAAAAATATAATATTCAATATCCATACATTTCAAATTTTAAAATTCAATATCCAACAATTGAAGCATATTCTGTAAAATTTTAGATCTTAAACTAAAAAAGGGCTTAGAGTTGATTCTCGAAAGCCCTTTTTTACACTATAGCAATACAATCTATTAACTATTATTTTTTCGTTGCTTAAATCGCAATTTTAATGAATTAACTCTTTTTGTAGCGTAAAAGTACCCTCGTATGTTCTATAGGTTTCACCTGATAATGTAACTTCAAGATTATATACACCTGAAAGTGTTGAACCATCAAAGATAATATTAGTTGTATTTGCAGCTGGAATAACTGCACTAATAGTATTGTTTGAACTTAATGTTAAACCTGATCCTAACGAAAATTTTAATGTAGAAATTGGTGTATCTAAATCATATCCAAACCAACAATTCGCTGTACATGAAGTTAAATCTTTAGCTACAGTTAATGCTGCATCAGTGAAATGTTTAAAATCAATTTTTTTTGTACTACCTTGTTTGATAATAATATTCATTAGTTTGTACTAGATTTTACAATAATATATCTTAGAATCAAAGATTCGGATAATGAACCTGTAGTATTGTTTGTGATTGATATTACTGGAGCACCTGCAGCAAATGATCTTTGTTGTACGGTATATGCACCAACAGTTCCACCGGACCAAACGAAAAAAATTAAATCATTAGATGTATATGTAGAATTAGTGAAGACAAATGTAGCTGTTCCACCAGCTGCTAATGCATCAGCCGTAGTTGTGATTTGACCGCATAATTTATTTAATGTTACTCCAGTTAATTTACTTGTAACTTGTGTAACAGTTCCACCGACACCAACACCAGTACCATACCCAATACCGCCATTGTATGAAATTATTCCAGCATTACCAGTTGTTGAAATACCAGCGGTGGTAGTTAATGTATTACTTGTAATTGAACTATTACAGCTAATTGCTCCATTAGCAACAATGCCTGAAGCAGCATAAACAATAGTTGTTGGGTGTGTTGCAAGGTAATTAATGCTTTGTGTTAATTGGGTATAATCTGTGTTTGATTGAGCTAAACCAACTGTTAATATTGGATCTAATATTGTTTCTTGGAGCAAATTCATATTTTCAGCAGTTACCCAAGTTGCAGCAATACCAATTGCACTATTACCATTTGAATAATAACCAGTTGTACCAGAAAATGTGTAAATTGGTGGTGTTGCTGAAGCTGTACTATGTTGAACACGTTGCATATTGATTAGTCCTTAATATTTGATAATTGGATACAATGCAACATTTTTAGGAGCTGTTTCAGCCCCACCAGTATTTGTAGTTGATGTAGCTACAGTAATACCTGTTACTGCACTTGTTGTATTGAAATAACTTGAACCAACACCAACTGGATCTCCTCCATTCGGATCTGAGTTTGCATTTAATAACATCGAATAAGCTGTATGTATATGCCCAGGATCTGTTACTGTTGAAGTTGCTGAATGTAAATGTGCTTTAAACTGATCAGCTTGATATGTACCTATTGCTCTACCTGAATCATAACCTTTAGCAAGGTCGAGACCTCTCGGAAAAACTCCACGCAAATCTGGAATATTGAAGGTTGTAGTTAAATTACCAGCACCGTAAATAGTACCTATAGCTGCAAAAAGAGCTGCATATGTGGTTCTTGATACTGCAGAACCATCTGCTAACAAGTAGCCTGTAGGTACTGCTGCTTGTGCTCGATAGAAGATTGTAGCAATTGGTACTGCTTGGATTGCACCAACTGCATTAGCAACAATTAATTGTATAGCCTGGAGCAGTTGACCATCATTAGAAGCATTTAATGCAGCGTTACCACCTGCAACATTTGTAACTACGTTTGCTAATTCTGCTAAAATCGTATTATATGAATCATACGTTAGCTTGGTCGCAGGTAAATTTGTTGCAACATTTCCAGGTTGTGAATATCCGATTATTCCTGTAGCTGATTTTGCAGGTTTAACTACTACTGCATTTGCGTCTTGAATTAGTTGCATGTAAAAATCCTTTTTATATATCTAATACTACTATTTATATTTTAAATTTACACAAGAACATAATTAAGTGTTACGTGGGCCGGTTTTATTTTATTCAGAAAACAAAATACAGAATTTTGCGACCATGTGTGAAAATAATCTGAAGCAGAACCACCATTTAATCTAAGAAATGATTCCTGCACCCCAGAAATTGATATTGTTAGTGTATTCACCCAATCGGAAGAAGCTAATGATTGATTGATAGGTTGTCCCATTTTTAACGGGTTTAAATATTCTGTTAGGGTAAAGGTATAACCAGAAGCTGTTAATAATGCAGAAATGAAGCTTATATTTGCACCACCTACACTTGACCAACGCTGTATTATTTCAAGTCTCATTTGTTCAACTGTAGTAGCTGAAGGTGAACAACTATCTGGTAGTCCAGCTTCTTCAAACTTTTTATACATTGTTTCAAAAGTAGTTAACGGATTTGATTCAGCTACTAAATTAGAAGATCTATTATAGATTCTTTCGAATTCTTGACTAAATGCTTGAAGCAATAATGTTAGATTAGATCTAGGTGTAGCTATAGAACCATCATCTGCATATGTTTCAAATGCGCGATTCCATGCAGCACCAGCTGGTAACAATGCTTGAAGTGTTTGAAGATAAGCTTCTGAAGTATTAGACATTTATTAGTATCCTACAAATAAGTAATAGCACCAATGACTGGAATTTGACCAGTACTGTAAACTACATCAGAAGTAGGACTTGAAATAATATGATGTTTATCGCCAGTTGCTAAACTTAATGCTTCCCAGATCCACGAAAGATAAATTGTACATCCTGGTGAAGCATTTCTTCGTAACATGTCTGTTAATTCTGATGCAATAGAATCTTTTGTGATTTGTGTCGAAGGAGTTAGTGCTGTAACTGTAATGTTTAGATTTGCAGTTATAGGTGCAACTGCTGTTACATTACAACAAACTGGTCGAACTGTATTTAATGATGTTTGCATTGCTGCAACATCACCAGACAAAGGAATTCCATTAACATTAGTTTGATCCATCAAGAAACGAACAACTACAGTTCCTGGACCATTTTCAAGGGGATAACACCAAGCCCTTGTAACATTTGTTTGAGATAAAGCCCATGTAATATAATCTTGTTGACTACCGCCAAAAGGTGGATTTTTGATTCTAGCTAATATTCTTGCTCTATAAGTATCATCAGTTTCAGTATCAGAACCAGATATTAATGAAATAGTAGTAGATGTTGAATCAAAACCAGAAATTGGTGAAACTAAACTTAATACAGTTCCAACGTTTTGATTATGATTACCTGTAGTTAATGCAGTTAATGTTGCTACAGCAGAAGTTGATGTTAGAACTACATCAGAAACAACAGAAAATTGAACACCTGAATTAGTTTGTAATAATGTTCCTGCTGGTAGCGTATAACCTGCTACACCTGTTACAGTAGCTGATCCAACTGTATAAGTTGCAGCTAATCTTGATACACTCCAGATTTGACCGAACAAATCCAAATTTGCACCGCGACAAGTTAAGATGTTTGTTTGATTTGAAATATCATCCAGATAACCATAAAGTTCAAAGAATCCAGCTGCTGTAGCTGTAGCAAGTACATTTAAAGGTGAATATCTAAGTGTTGCATCTTGACCAGGAAGAGCTGTGTTTATGTCGGCCTGAATCCGATCATTAATTTCTGTAATTGAAGGTCTTGTAAATCCGATGTAGCTACTAGCCATTGAAAATTCCTTTTATTTAATTTGGTTCCAAAGATTATCAAAATTGAAACTAATAATTTTTCCATCATTTTGAAAAATCTGAATATCTATAGCTAATAACTCATTAAATATTTGAGTATTAACAACTACTTGACTTGCAACACCATCATCTATTAACCAATGTAAAGATTCTTCAACATATTGTTGAGCCTCTTTTTTTAGGTTCGGTAGCATTTTTTTTCTTTTCAGCAACCAAAATTTAGAACCAATTTTAGAAGTGTTTAAGTTGTCACCGAACCAACCAGCTTGATCAGTTTCTTGCTGTGGTAGCTCTTCAGTTGATACTCTTCTGTTTGTTAATAATGAAATTAATACTGCAGATTCTAAATAAGATCCTGATGTAAAATCTAAATCACATTCAGTGAATGATGTAGCATTGGGATCTGATTTGTAAGTTAGAAACATTAAAAATCCTTTTTATGTTTTTTGGTATATATTAGCTATTTATATGATTTATCTTCTCAGTTGTCTTTCAAGATTTTCAAAAAATTTTCTTTCAAAATTGGATCTACGAACAGCATTTTCTACAGTTCTATTCCAATGCAGATAATGTCCAGGTTTATCATAGTGAGATTTTAGTACTAATTTATACATTAAATTTAAATAGTAACTATTGCCATTTGTTTTCCAGATTCCAAGTACACCATGAATTTCTCGTAAGAAATAACCACGTTTTGCTAATAGTTTTCTAATAGCTCCAGGTTTTGATTTATTCCTACCTTTTGCTTTAATAGGTATTGCAATATATCTACTTAAATCAGGATGGCGATCACCACCTTTAACGAGTAGATCAGCAAATTTAACTTTGTCAGTAATACCAACTACAGATTTCATTGTTGAAATTTCTGATTTATCAAATTGTATCTGTTGAGTTAAAAAAGGTCTAGTAAGATGTAAATCATGTTTAGCTTGAATTTTTAAATCTTTTTGGGCTTCAAATGCTATATTAGTTAATGTGTAAGAAATAGACTTTTTAACCATTCCAGACATTTCATTAGACATTACGCGAAGAAAAGCAGGATTCTGGAATTCGATATGCATACTCATTTTTAATGCGGTACACTTGTATCAGTACCAACTGTAGTACTTGTATGTTTATGTATATTTCCAACATTAACACCATTATTTTTTAATGTACCAAATGTTTGAATATCACCTAAAACTGTTAATGGTCCATTGATAACAATATTTGATCC